TCTAACTATTGTCGAAACACTATCTGATGCACAGGTTGATATGCAGTGGTTGGTGGATACGACAGAAAAGTTTTGTAAGGATAAGGCAGTCTACAATGCTATCCTAAACGGTATTCAGATTATTGAGGGGAAAGATAAAGAACATACCGCTGAAGCAATACCATCCATATTATCTGAGGCACTTGCAGTTGCATTTGACCAGAATGTTGGACACGACTATGTAGAAGATGGGGAGAACAGATATGAGTTCTACCACAAGAAAGAAGAAAAACTAGAATTCGACTTGGATTACTTTAATAGGATTACCAAGGGCGGAATTCCACAAAAAACTTTGAACATTGCCCTTGCTGGAACTGGTGTTGGTAAATCGTTGTTCATGTGTCACATGGCAGCGTCAACCCTCATGCAAGGTAAGAATGTTCTTTATATAACTTTGGAGATGGCAGAAGAACGGATTGCAGAAAGAATTGATGCGAATCTTATGAATATCACAATGGATGACTTACATGAGTTGCCCAAAAAGATGTTTACAGATCGCCTCTCCAAGATACAAACAAAGACCAACGGAAAGTTAATTATCAAGGAATATCCAACTGCGTCTGCACATACAGGACATTTTAGAAGTTTGATAAAAGAACTGGCACTGAAAAAATCATTTCGTCCAGACGTTATCTTTATCGACTATCTGAACATATGTTCATCTTCACGATTTAAGGGGAATGCAAATGTTGGATCGTATTTTTATATCAAAGCGATTGCAGAGGAACTTAGGGGCCTTGCAGTTGAAAATAATGTACCAATTATGTCGGCAACACAAACGACAAGAGGTGGGTACGCCAATTCAGATGTGGGTTTGGAAGATACATCAGAAAGTTTTGGTTTACCTGCTACGGCAGACCTCATGTTTGCCCTCATCTCGACAGAGGAACTAGAATCTCTAAACCAGATTATGGTGAAACAATTGAAGAACCGATATAATGACCCTGGCACCAACAAACGATTTGTTGTGGGCATCGACAGGGCGAGAATGAAACTATACGATTGCGAACAGGAAGCACAGCATGATATCGTTGACAGCGGACAGGAAGATGAACCAGCATTTGATAAAACGACTTTCGGAGTGGGTCTTGGAAAGAGCAAGACTTATGAGAAATTTGAGGACATCAAAGTATAAAAGCATTAAATACTTTGTAAATCAAAACAAAAATACATGGGAAGTCGTAGAGTTCCCAACTAACGATATTGTTCAAGTATTCAAAGAAAAACTTGACGCAGAATTGTTTTCAGAACAAATCAATAAAACTAAACCTTTTGGTGATAGACCGCTACCAAAATTCTTGAAAAGTTACAGACTTGACATTCGTGAATAATTCTGTTATTATAAATAGATATGTAATTATTTGTATGAATGGATATTGTGTAAATGTTAAACTTTTCAAACTTCCTCGCCGAAGATAAGGGTGGGAAGAATCTACACCTAGAACATATAGAGGACGAAATTCTTAATTTCGGAATTGATGGAGCACGTGGTTCTATCAATTTTGTACGGTCTTTGCGTGATATGTTAGCGGGTGCAAATCGTTCCTCTGTAAATATGACCGTTAAGTGGGATGGTGCGCCTGCAATCTTTGCTGGAATTGATCCAGAAGATGGACGGTTCTTTGTTGCAAAGAAATCAGTATTCAATATAGAACCAAAACTTTACAAATCAAACGCAGAGATTGATGCAGACGGATTATCTGGTGCATTGAATTCTAAGTTTAAGATTGCCCTTGCAGAGTTTTCTAAGTTGGGTATCACAGGTGTTCTTCAAGGCGACTTGATGTTCACAGACGATGTATCCAAAGAAACTATTGACGGTAAATCCTACCATACATTCCAACCAAACACAATCGTATATGCAGTCGATGTAAACTCAGACTTGGGTAAGAAGATCGCCGCTGCTAAGATTGGTGTTGTCTGGCATACAACTTACACAGGCAAAACACTTCAAGATATGAAGGCATCGTTTGGTGCAAATATCAGTAAAATGAATAATCCTGCTTCAGTCTGGATGGATGATGCAACTTACAAAGATGTATCTGGTTCTGCAACAATGACTGCAACAGAGACAGAAAAAGTTACTTCATCATTGTCTGCTGCTGGTACTACATTCAGAAAAATCAGTTCTCCCCTACTTACAAAGTTTCTTTCAATGCAGAACGCATTTACTGGCAATCTTGCTGGTGCGTCATTGAAAACTTATAATAATAGTAAGGTTCGTCAAGGACAAAAAGTTAGTAATCCAACAGCACACGCTAAGGGTTATTTACCTTGGGTAGAGAGTGTATTCGATAAACAGATTGATAAACTCAAAACGCCAAAGAATAAAGAGGCGTTAGAGGTTAAGAAGAAAGAAACAATAAGAGAACTAAAAAAACATACGTCTAATCTTGCAAACATTACTGCATTTCAAGGACACATTGTCGATGCAAAAATGGGGATTGTAAGTAAACTAAATACTGTTAAGAGCATTGGAACTTTTATTAAAACCAGCAACGGATTCAAGGCAGTGAACCCAGAAGGATATGTTGCAATTGATAGAGTTTCGGGTGGTGCAGTCAAACTGGTAGACAGAATGGAATTTAGTTTCAATAACTTTACAGCAATAAAGGCGTGGGATAAATGAGGAAGTTTTCGGATATAAGAGAAGCAAGAGGTGATACTGCTGTATTCACCTTTGGTAGATTTAATCCACCAACAACAGGACACGAAAAGTTGATGGAGGCGGTTGCTGGACAGGCGAAAAAGAATGTCGGCGCTCCTTATTATATCTATGCATCTCATTCAGAAAACGTAAAGAAAGACCCACTGCCGTATAGTAAAAAAGTTGCATACATGAAAAAGATGTTCCCGAAACACGCAAGGAACATTGTTGTAGATAAAGCAAGAAATGTGTTTGAGATTGCAGTCTCACTACACAACAAAGGACACAAGGCAATCGTAATGGTTGTTGGTTCTGATAGAGTTGCAGAGTTTGAATCTCTACTCAACAAATATAACGGTGTTGATGCAAGACATGGTTACTATGGTTTTGACAATATCCAAGTTATATCTGCTGGTGAACGTGATCCAGACGCAGATGGTGTTTCTGGAATGTCTGCATCTAAGATGAGAGCAGCTGCATCTGAAAACAGATACGAAAATGAATATGATGAAAGAGGTAAGTTGAAGAAAGAAGGTTTTGAGGCAGGACTACCAGATGGTTTCAATCAAGGAATGTCTCTGTTCAAGGATGTTCGTAAACACATGGGTATTCGTGAATCATTTATCACACACCAAGTACAACAAACAGAAGAAGATGTAGTTCGTGATATGTATGTTGAAGGTAAAATCTTTACAATTGGTGAAGAGGTTACAGACACATACACTGGTGTTACAGGAAGTATTATTCGTAGAGGAACAAACTATGTTACCTTTATTGCTGAGAATGGTACAACCTACAAGAAGTGGTTGTATGAACTAGAACTTGCAGAGGACTGCTGGGCAGGATTCAAACAAGTTGGTATGAAAAAGAAGGACGGTAAAGACGTACCGAATTGCGTACCAGTTGGTGAAAAACAAGACAAAGATATTAAAGATAAAAAGGGAACACAACCCGCTAAGTATTTTGCAAAAGATGCTGAGGGGGATAAAATGGCAAAGTCTACAAAAGACAAGAGAGATGCTCATTTTAACAAAGGTAAAGAAAAGTCAGATGATGATCCTAGTGCATACAAACCAGCGCCAGGCGATGCATCTGCAAAGACAAAACCATCGAAGTATACAAACAAGATGAAAAAGAAGTTCCCAGACTTGTACAAAGAAGTAGTCGATGAAGGTGCTGCAGACAAGTCACTTCAAAAGAAATCAGATGCATCTGGTATTTCAGTTAGTATTCTGAAACAGGTTTACAAGAGAGGTGTCGCCGCTTGGAGAACAGGGCATCGCCCTGGCACAACTCCCGAGCAGTGGGGTCATGCGAGAGTCAATTCTTTCATCAGCGGTGGCAAAACAAGAACCACTGCTGATGCAGATTTGTGGAAACAGCATAAAGGTAAATCCGAAGAAACTGTTTTAGAGAGTTCTAGGGCAAAACGTGATGCAATGAGAGCAATGGGTGGACGTAGAGGTGTCGATCCTGCTGACATTGATGATAAAGCAACAGACGATGATATCAAGTCTGCATCAAAGAATATTATCATGCAGTTGAGAAAGTCTGTATCTATGAGAGGAAATCATTCAGTAGAGTTTGCAAGTGGTAAACATAAGGTGGATGCTAGAATCGCACAGGCAGTACAAGACAAGTATATGAGTATAAAACGACCTGCTGACAAACTTGCATTTCAAAATAAAATTGCAACATCTTATAAAGATTTATTGAAAGCGCTCGGAGAGGGTTTTAAGAAAGACAAGAAACTATCTAATCTAAAAATTGCAACAGGTAAGAATGCTTATTTGGCAAAAGATAGACTTGATAGGGCGAACAAGAGAAAAACACAAAGACAGGGAACACCCCTCGCTGCTTCTAATGAAGACCCCAGAGAAATCGGCACAGATGCCAGAAGGGAAATGTTACAAGCAATGACGCCAGGACAGAAAGTATTTAAGTTCTCAGAACATTTAGACTGTGGAACACCAGATTGTTGTAATGAATGCGAGACTTCAAGTCTCATTGAATCTAATGAATATCGTGTAGGTTCAGAAAAGTATTTTGAATTTTTCCAAGAGAAGAGAGATGCCTATAAAATTGGTGTCTTTAATCCAGTAGGTTTTGATAAAGAACTTATGGAAGGTGATATTGGAAAGTATGATATGTATCAAGGGGAACACGTTCCATTGGACTGCCCCATGATGTTTGAAGAAAAAGATGTAGAACTAAACAAACCAAAAGTGGGCGGGCCTAAGAAATACTATGTGTACGTCAAAGACCCATCAACAGGTAATGTCAAGAAAGTCACATGGGGAGATACAACTGGACTAAAAGTTAAGTTGAATGACAAGGAAGCAAGAAAGAGTTTTGCTGCCCGTCACGATTGTGAAAATGCAAAGGACAAAACCAAGGCATCATATTGGGCGTGCAATCTTCCACGTTATGCAAAACAACTTGGTTTGAGTGGTGGCGGCAATTTCTTCTGGTAAACCATACACCCAATCTTATGATAACGGTTTGATTATCAGAAGATTTGATGAGGAAGTTGACAGTAGTGAACTGGTGTGGCATAGAGATGAACACACTAGGGAAGTAACGGTTATGGAAGGTACTGGTTGGCAGTTACAACTTGACAACAAGAAACCAGAACCACTAGAACGTGGCAGACTATACAAGATACCGAAAATGGAGTATCATAGATTAATAAAAGGAACAGGGAAACTTGTTGTAAAAATATGGGAAGAAAAAAATGACTAGATATAGTTCAACTATGACAGAGGCCCTGCAAGAAATTCGTGAGGGGTTCTCACCAAAACAAATTAAAATGGCAATCGGTATTGCTGCTGACCCACGTTACAAAGGTGGAAATTATAGTGGTGCATACAAACAGATTGAGAAAATTAAAAAGGGATTGGCAGACCATCCACAGGTTGCTGCTGTTCTTAAAAGACTGAACACTGACTTTGATCCAGAGATGGTTGAAGATTGGGAAGATGTATCAGAAAACTCATTTGACTTGACAGAACTTGCGATGCCTCGTAGAGATTTTGACAAACTCAAAAAGGGG